ACTGTTTGCCCAATTTGAGCGTGGCTTACAGGCAGAAATTTTTTTGCCAAATATTGGCATGTCATGTGGCACTTGTGGCGTAAAGGATTACTGTTACGCAGTAGGTGGACAACTGGCCCAGATATATGATCCATTGGCAAATGTAAAATGACAGAGCGTTGGGATTTACCTCGCAAAGAGGTTATGACTGAAGCCTTGGAACTTATTGCCAAAATGAATAAACATGAACAGGTAATAGCCTTACAGCGCGAAGTTAAAAGTTTAAAATATGAAATAGAATTTTTAAGAGAACATATAAAAAACCTAGTAACCAAACAGAAAGAGGAATAAAAAATGGCAGCAGCCGAAAGCACAAAGTTCCAAGTCAACTTTAAGTTGCACGACGGAACATTAATCAACATCTACGCACAAGATCAAAAGGAATTGGAATCGTCATTGACGACTATCCAAGATACTGCAACTCTTATTGGAGCAACTGCTGGTTCACTTGGTGGTGGCGCTAATGCCGCTAGCTATGTAGCACGCTCATTTAATGCAGAGGTTGTTGGATCAGCACCTGCATCAACACAAGCAGTCATTGCTGATGGACATTGTAAGCATGGTGCATTGGTATGGCGTGAGTCAAAGCCAGGCGCACCAAAGGCATGGAAGGGTTGGTTCTGCCCTTCACCAAAGGGTACACCTGACCAATGCGAGCCTAAGTTCGTTAGATAATTTAGGATGCTGTCACTACACCAAGCGGCAGCGAAAAGTACCAATGATTACGCACTACTGCCTGACCTATTCCCACCGTTAGCAGCGGAAGGGATTAGGTTTAGGCGGGGGCAATTGACAATGATTGCCGGTCAACCAAACGCCGGTAAATCTTTATTAGCCCTCTATATGGCAGTGCAGATGAAGGTGCCTACGCTGTATATCTCAGCAGATACAGATGGTTATACCACCGCGATTCGTTCTGCGGCAATGGTAACTGGGCATAGAGTTTCAAGCGTAGAAGAAGCATTTGCTTCAGGAACTGGTCAAGATTTTTATGGTCAGGAGCTTGAGAGCATTAAGCATTTACAGTTTGACTTTGCTCCATCACCTACATTAGATGAGATTGATTTATCCATACGTGCCTATGCGGAAGCATATGGTGAGTATCCGCATTTGATTATTGTGGACAACGCGATGAACGTTGTATCCCTGCACAATGATGAATGGTCTGGCCTGCGCGAAATTGCTAAGGCTATGCACCACATTGCTCGTGAGACACAAGCTGCTGTGTTGCTTCTCCATCACACAACCGAGAATGAGGGACGTCCCGACATTCCACCTGCTCGTAAAGCAATCCAAGGAAAGATTGCTCAATTGCCTGAGATGATCTTGACAGTGGCACTTGTGCCATTTACCGGTGAGTTTCGTGTTGCCTGTGTTAAGAATCGTTTTGCAAAGAACAGTGCCGACGGCAGTCAATACGTCACTTTGTGGGCAGATGCAAGTAGAATGTTGTTATACCCAGATCGGGCAGCATTGGCTATCGGAACCAGTTGGAGCAACATTGAGTAGTTACGGCAAGCGCAAAGGTTCAGCATTTGAAACAGGGATATTAAAGTTCCTACGATTAAAAGGTTTGATGGCAGAGCGTTTGCGTCTTGCTGGCAAAGATGATGAGGGTGACATAGTCTGCATGGTTGCAGGTGCGCCTTATATCTTTGAATTAAAAGCAACGGCAAAGATGGATCTGCCACAATTTTGGCGAGAGGCTGTGGCTGAGGCAGCCAACTACGCCAAGGCTAGAGGGATTGATCCAGCGCCACCTGCATATGTCATCGTCAAAAGGCGTATGGCATCGCTGGATCAGTCTTGGGTCATACAAGATTTAAACCAATGGTTGAAGGTGACAGGTGGTATTGAAGCCTGATCTAGCTACAGTGCTAGAGCATTATGGTGTACGCGTTATGCACCGCCATGGATGGATACCATGTAAGTGCATTATGCACGACGACAGTCATGCTAGTGCCGCTTACAACTTAGATACGCAAGGATACAACTGTCTTGTCTGCCAAATACTTGGTGATGTATATGATGTAGTATCGCGGATGGAAAACATAAAGGAGTTTAAAGATGTTAAACGCAGAGCAGAAGCAATTGCTCACGGAAGCAGCCGAGAGATACTATCTCAATCTCACACCACAGGCTCTCTCTTACCTAGAGGCACGCGGCATAACCCAAGCGATAGCAGCCAAGTACCTTCTTGGAAGCGTCGTGGAGCCTAGTGCTGGGCATGAACATTCTGTTGGAAGATTAAGTATTCCGTACCTTACGCCAACTGGTGTAGTGGGAATGAAGTTTAGGACGATAGATGACGGCACGCCAAAGTATCTTTACCCTACGGGTCAAAAGGTTGGGCTATTCAATGTCAATGACTTGCATCGGTTTAATGAGACGATTGCCATTTGCGAGGGCGAAATTGACACGATCATATTATCGGGTGTTGTTGGCATCCCATCAGTTGGAGTTGCGGGCGTTAGTCAGTGGAAACCTTGGTTCCCAAAACTATTTGAATCTTACTCCCGCATTCTTATTTTCGCAGATAACGACGTTAAAGAAGACGGCAGAAATCCTGGACAAGAACTTGCTAAAAGGATCAAAGAAGATTTAGACAAAGCAACTGTAGTTATGTTGCCGGATAATCAAGATGTCAATGAGGTGTTTCTTACCCATGGTGTTGAGTGGTTTCGTGATAGAATTAACGCATGAAGTTTGCATATGCCGACCCACCATATTATACAATGGGTAAAAAAATGTATGGCAAACTACATGATGAGGCTGCTATTTGGGATGACAAACAGTCACATAGGGATTTAATAACTAAACTTAAAAATGAGTATCCCGATGGGTGGGCAATGTCTTGCAACCCAGCCAATTTGTACTGGCTTTTGCCGGACCATGATGACATTCGCATTTGTGCTTGGACTAAAACTTTTCATCAAATTCGTGGAACAACTAATCAATTTGCTTGGGAAGCAGTATTGCTGGGGGGGGGGCGAAAAGATAACAAACGCAAGCCAATGGTGCGCGACTGGTTGTCTTGTCCAATAGCTATGAAAAAAGGATTACAAGGTGCTAAGCCCGATAAGTTTAATGATTGGATTTTAGATTTACTTAACTATCAAACAGGGGATACTTTAGATGATTTGTTTCCTGGCACCAATGGAATGGCTGAAGCAATTTTAAGAAGGGAATCAACATTACAACTATAGCTGCGATTGAAGGCCCTGATTGGGTCATGATCGGAGCTGATTCTCAATCCTCTAGCGAGGATGGCTTTAGTATCAACATACCCAATGGCAAAGTATTTAAAAATAACAATCTTGTTTTTGCTATGGCTGGGTCAGTACGCGGCATCAACATTCTTGAGCATGACTTTGTACCACCACAGATCAACGGCAAGGACATAGACAAGTACATTACTAGGCAACTTATTCCAGCCATTCGTAAGGCTTTTTTAGATGCAGGTTATGAATTTAGCAAGGCTGAGTCTGCGGTTGAGCATGACAACATTATTATTGTGGCAGTCAAAGGCAAACTTTATTGCATCAATGAGGACTACTCATGGGAGCGTAACTCTGACAATCTTTATGTAGCAGGCAGTGGAGAGAAGTTTGCTCTTGGTGCCATGACTGCTCTTGGCGGTGGCACACTTATTGACGATGCAGTTAAGGCTCGCAAGATCATCACAAAAGCCTTACAAATCGCTAGTAAATACGACTCTTTTACCGGTGGCAAAATAACTGTTAACTTGATTCAGGAAGCCAAGTGAATGCCCACCTTTATGTATGGGCCAAAAGATGGCGCACAAGTGCCAGAAATTTTTTGGGTATTGGATCAGATTGAAATGGTGCAACACCTTACTGATGGCAAGCGTGTGATATACTGTTACGAGCTGAATGAAGCAGATAAAAATTATTATTTTAGAGGGCAATTCAACGACGATCTAGGGGGAGATGAATGAGTGAGCGAGGATATGGAAATAGCGTTAAAATTATTGACCGATTTGGGATTCAACATAGTGAAGATTCAAAGCCCAAATCAAATTACAATTCAAATACCGCCTTTGCATCCGCAGTCTGGGAAGTGATGGATGAAATCGGTAATCTCCTTATTACGAAACAGCAAGACTATGGCCCAAATAATGTCAATAACGCTTTTGGTGGGCCTATCAACGGTCTTCTTGTACGCATTGGCGATAAGTTTGAACGTCTTAAGAATTTGTTCACAAGCAAGGAAACACCTAAGCATGAGTCTATTGAAGACTCGTTCAAAGATATGGCGAACTACGCCGTGATTGCGCTAATGGTACAGAGAGGTACTTGGCCCAAACAATGAAGGCTAAAGAAGATTGTTGCGATAATTGTTTATATAATCCTAGTTGCTTGTGTTGTACTGGTTGTCTTAGTTTAATCCCTGATAGTGAGTGGGTAGAAGTTAAATGAAAACAATCGTAATCCTTAGTGACTTACAGTCACCCTACCATGATGTTGGTGCGACGAATGCTATCAAAAAATTCATCCGTGCTTATCAACCCGATGTAGTTGCTACATGTGGGGATGAGATTGACTTCCCACAGATTAGCCGATGGGAAGAAGGCGGCGAGGGTGAGTGGCAACGGGATTTAGGTCGTCATCGTGACATTACTGTTAAGTTATTAGAGGATTTAACTGTTGAACATATGGTACGCAGTAACCATAGCGACAGACTATACAATAAAATTAAGTCAAAGGTGCCAGGCTTTCTTGGCTTACCTGAATTAGAGATTGAACAATTTTTACGCTTAGATGAACTTGGTATTGAGTACCATCATGATCCATTTGAGATAGCTCCTGGCTGGCTACTGATGCATGGGGATGAAGGTAACGTACAACCGACTGCTGGTGCTACAGCATTGGGTCTTGCTAAGCGTGCCGGTATGTCAGTTGCTTGTGGGCATACACATAGAGCAGGACTGACACATCATACACAAGGCTGGGCAGGTAAGACTAGAACTGTATGGGGCATGGAACTTGGTAACCTCATGGACTACAAGTATGCTCGTTATATTAAAGCTGGTTTGTTCACTTGGAACAAAGGCTTTGGCATTCTCCATGTAGATGGGCAGAATGTAGTACCGCAACTCGTACCTATTGTTAAAAATAGTTTTGTCGTGGATGGCAAGGTCTGGCGCTGGTAATGATTGAAATTAAAATGTCTCATGGCGATTTATCTTTTGCCACGATTGAAGCGGTTGCTCGCTTTAATTACAATAGAGCCAAAGGTAATGATGCTACGCAAGGCCATGCTCCCACCTGGGTTGAGCAGGTAGCGCGTGAGATTAGCGGTTGCTTGGGTGAGATAGCGATTGCTAGATGGCAGGATAAATACCCATTTGCTTTATTTGAAGAGCGTAAGATGGGCGATGTTGGAGAGTTTGAAGTACGCACAACGGCTTACTCTAGCGGTAAGTTACTCATCAACCATGACGATGATCCATCCCGTAAGTACCTTTTGGTAACTTTACCTACGCACTATGTAGCTTGTATTCATGGCTGGATGTATGGCTATGAGGCACAGACAGAGCAGTTCTACAACACTACTATGCGTGCGCCAGTCTTTGCTGTTCAACAAAAATACCTTAAGCCACCTGAGACTATTTATGGATAACTGGGTAGAAGAAGCATCTGACATTGCGTCTCAAGTAGCACGCACTGTTCACCGCAAATATCATACATACTTTGACGTGTCTGATGTACGCCAAGAGTTAATGGTATGGATCTTGCGCCGTGATAAAAAAGTAAAGCAGTGGCTTAACCATGAACAGTCATCTGAAGAATACAAGGGTGGAATTAAGCAGCTTGGTAAGACACTATCCAGGCACGCGGATCGTTATTGTCGCAAGCGCAAAGCGCAATCACTTGGATATTCTATTGAGGATGAGGCTTACTACTCACCTATTACTTTGTCTGAATTGCTTCCATTTGTATGGGCTGATGTAGTTGAAACACGCGACGCTACCAAGCCACGTGTATCCGGTGGTGGTAACCCCGCTGAAGGTGGCAATTATGTTGTTCAATTACTAGACATTCGCAAGGCGTTAGCCAAGTTGGATGAAATGGATCGGGATGTATTACAGCTTAAGTTTGAGCATCAACTTACCTTTAGCCAGATAGCAGAGGAGTTAGAAGTCAGCGACACTACCGCACACCGCAAGGTGGATGGTGCTTTGCGTAGGCTTAACAACCATCTAGGTGGGCAGTCACCATTCACGGAAGAGGTACCAGAAGATGTCGTATGAGAAGCCGATTCACCATCCAGATTGCTATACTGAGATACGTAAGTCACTGGGTCATTCATACTATGAACTGATATGGAACTGTGTAGATGAATGTAAGTTGGGAGTAATAGATGAAGCGTAAACCTTGGGTAAGACCAAAGGAATTAACCCTTGAAGACCTGGCATGGGCCATGTTTGAAAAGGTTACTTTCCTAGAAGCACAAGAGTTTGCCTATGAACTAGGCTATGAGATTGTAATTAGGTGGGACAAATGACACATCCCTACGCGTACACGAATAGAAGTGACATATGAAGATTGTATTCTTTCACGGGATAACAAGTTACTGGGGTTTTGGTATTGACTATGACCCGCACGACAGGGCGTTTATGATGAATGCTTTCCGTTGGTACATTGGCTTTGAGATTTGGACTAAGTAATGCCTAGTTACGAATACAGGTGCGCCAAGTGCGCCACGCAATATGAGGTAGAGCGTAGTATCCATGCCGAGGCATCGGATCCGATATGTTGTGATACGCCTATGAACAGAGTATACTCAGCTCCACCTGTTAGGTTCAACGGCACCGGTTTCTACACCACCGATCATCCTAAAAGATAGGTTTGGGTAAGGGGAAGTACCCAAAGCAAAAGCCACCGATAAATCTCGGTGGCTTTTCTCTTGCCGCTACAAGCCTGGAAGGGTTAGCGAGCGGCAATCCTGTTGTTTACATAGGCTTCTTTAAGTTTATCCATCCATTGTACACAAGCATCCACGTCTTCGTCAAGCGTGAGATACCCGTACAGTTCTGTGTTATCTAGCCATTGAGTAATGCCAAGCTCTCGCAAGCGTCGGCTAAAGATAACGTATTCATAGTCATCGGTTCCATCAACATACTTGATCTTTGGGAGTATGTCTTGACGGATGAGATATGTACAGTGAACGACGTCACACTTGATAAGCCCTCTGACTTCGCCGTTGAGGATACGATAATACGCGTAATTGTCTTGATAGTAACCCGTTGGGCTGGCAATGTTGTGGTAGTTGGCATAAGGCTTATGCTCCTCTTTCCCTAAAGCGTAGCGGATAAGGGGTGCCACCACTGGTTGATTGTATGATACTAATTTCTTGAGCGTGTGGGGTAATACAAAGTTGTCCACGTCGCAGGTGTAGTAAAAGTCTGTCTCCCAAAAGCGTGCTTTATCTATGCCTTCTTGGCGAAGCGCTCCCAGCGCCTTAAACCTTTCGGCATTCCACTCATGTACGCCGTAGTTCTGTACCGGTACCTCAATGTCGGAGTCATCTACTTCAATTGAAGCCCACTCATACAATGATCTGTCGCTTTCATAGGTAAATGGGCTTTCACGACGCACCTGTTGATCGTCTATCCATCTGTGGATAACATTCGCAGTTGCGTCGTTGTTATTATTGGTTCTGAAATATAGATAGACCCTGTTGCGTGGGTATTCCAAATCATCTAGGTTGCGCTTGAGCCACTCAGGCAGGATCTTTTCTTTATCCTTTGCCAATATATGGATCAGCACCTTTGGCTTTTGTAATTCCATTAGTAGTATCCCTTCCAGTTTTCGTTGCGCAATGCCGCGCAAGCGTCGTTCTTCCAATGTAGCTTGATGTATAACAAGCCCCATCTTATCTGAGTTTGCCAATTAGTTTTGTAATCAGTACCCATTACTTCATACTTCTCTGCCGGCCATGCTTGGGCTATCCCCAGCGCACCGCCGTTTGTATTGCGTGCCTTGTAATTCCAATGGCTCTCAGCCGTCCAGAGTTTATCCAGACATACCCACTGCTCACGCGTGGCTCCTTGTTGGTTATACAAGGCTCTGGCGTAGTGCTTAGGCGTCTCCAGATGGTCATGAACAGCCTCACAAGGGCAGAAGAAGCCAGCAAATATGCCGACT